TGTTGTTTTTGACAAATCCTTCTAATTTACTTTTATAATTAGGATTTGTTGTTATTTCAACATATGTGGGTTGTCCTAATGGATCTGAACCTCCAAATAATTCAAATATACCACCTCCCTTTTTTCCAATGCCCTTAAAAGGATCAATTCCTTGTTTATTTAAATGCAAACCTAAAGGGTTACCAGCGCTCTGCAACAGAGTAGAGGTTGGCAAGTATACACCGTTATTTAGTGCTTTACCTTGACCATCTGTGGCAACAGATGTACGAGATAATATATTTTCTTTTGCTATAAATAAGGGACCTCCAATTGATTTAAAATCAAAAAACATTTGAGCTAATCTAGAAACATCTCTAGCCGCTCTACCAGGTACTAAAGTTCCACCTCGTAAAAGGACATCTGGTCCCCCAGTTTTCCCTACATCTGAAAAGCTATCAGGTATATCTGTTTTGATATATGGTTGACCACTAGAGCCACCTCCTATTCTATCCTTTCCATAACGTAGAGACTTTAAATCTGTTGTTAAATCAACTAGCCCCATTTATGTTTTTATTTAGGTAAATTGTCTATATACTTTTCAGGAGTTACCCCATCTAAATCCAGATTTGATACTGCTGGTTGAAGGTTTGATACTGAAAGATTTGACTTTGAAGGTTGGGTTCCATTTATGTTAGATAGAACTGATCCTTTGTCTTGTAATTTGTCTAATAATCCCATGATTTTATTTTATTATAAATATTATATTATTGAACTTCATATAAGCCAACAGGAGATAATTCTGGTTTTTTAGCATTTTGCCCTATTAAGGTTTGAAGTAATCGATTAGTTTCGTTTCCTACTCTGTTATCTTGGGTTGGGATCTTAACTTCCCCAGCACCTTTAGATATAACATCATCGCCTTTGTCAAATAAATTTGTACCTGCTATAACTGTATCTTTGTTATTTAATGATATTGCACCTTCGGGCCCAAATAATGTTCTGTTACCATAACCGCTTGCATTTCCCCCAGGAGACATTACATCATCCCCTTTACTTCCGTATCCTTTAAAAGCACCATAAATAGCAGCACCCGCAGCAATTGCTAAAGCAGGACCTACAAATGGGATTTTAGCAACTGATTTTGCTGCTTCAACTATTAAATTACCTAAACTTGAGAAAAAGTTTCTTTTAGTTAAAGCTAATTCAGAAACTTTTAGAGCTTTAGATACTTTCTGATATCCTATATATGCTAATTGTAATCCTGTAAGTGCTAAAAATACATTTTTAAATTCTACAGCTTTTTGTACTATAAAAGAAAACCCTTCCATAATTGGGTTTAAAAATTTAACAGAATCTGCTAATAAACCTTTTAATTGAGCTACTGCGGCATTAAAAGATTGTTGAGCATCTTGTTTTTCAACAATGGCAGCTAATTCATCTTTACCCATTGCCTTTAACTCTTCAGCAGTTCTACCTTGAATTTCTTGTTTCATTAAAATATCTGATAACTGATCTCCTGTCATACCCATAGCACTTGCTAAAGCTTGCTGTTGTATAACATTCATATTTTGGAAGTCTTCTAATGAACCCATTTGTGAATTCAATTCCTCCATTAATGTAACTTGATCTCCAGCTAAAGCTGCTGCTCTTGCTCTTTCAAGGTTAAGATTTTTACCAATTAGCATTTCTGCCTCTAATTCTGAAGTTATTGATGATTCAAAATCTAAAAGCTTACTACCCATATTAGCTACATCTTCTAATGTAGAACCAAATAATGTTGCTTTAGTAACTGCTTCTGCTATTTCCTCAATACTACCCCCTAAATTAGCTCGTATTTGTCCTGTTATTTTACCTGATTGTTCTAGTACTTTTCTTAAGTCAACTCTTACTCCTAATTCTCTTTGAGCTTCATGGCTAATAGCAAGTGCATTTTTATATTGATCATCAAAATTACCACCAGTTACTTCAGCTGCTCCTGCTAAATTGGCTACAGATTCTGCACTTATCCCTAATGAATACTGTAATTTTGTGGATGTTGCTAAAGTATCCTTAGAAAACTTTGCCATAAAACCAAGAGCTTCACTCATATCTTGGAAGTTATGTACTAAATTAGCCGTAGTTGTATTTATATCATCAGAAGAAAATGCTATAGAACTAAATTCACCAGCAAATGATTTGGCGTCTTTAGTAGACATAGCCATACTTCTAGAGAATTCAGTAATCTTTTTATTATTTTTAAGCATCGCTGCTCCTATGGCTGTAATGATAACCAATGGGTCTGTAGCAGCATCCATAAGAATATTACCAAATTCTTTAGCAAACATAGATGCGGTTGTTAGACGGTTAGGTATTGCACCTATCCCATCTTTTTCTACCATACCTTTAATTTTGTCTTGGACTTTACCAAATGCTTTTTCGGATTTGTCACCAAGGCCAGGAATTTTACCAAATGCTTTTGCTAAACCACCACTTAACCCTAAAGAAGAATTTATTGCTTCTAAAGTTTCCTTTTCTTTTTCTCGGAGTTCGTTTTGTCTTTTTAATTCTAAAGATTGTTGTTTGGTAAAAACTGCTTGTTTTCCCATTGGACCTAACAGATCAGTATGGAAACGTAAAAGTCTTTCTGCATTTGCTTGTCTATTCTGGGAAGCTTCTAGGGATCCTTTTCTAACTTTTTCTCCACGTGATAATTTATCTAATATTTCATTCTGGATGCCCTGTTCTTTGGAAACATCATTTGCCCTATCAGTGGCAAATTTTACTCTATCTTTTTCTCTATCACTAACTAAACCGTTAAAAGTTTTTTCTGATTTTTCTATTAAATCATTATTTTTTGATATTTGTTTTTGTATTGTAGAAATATCAGATAATCCTGATTTTTGGCCTAGGATTTCCTTATTAATACCCTTATTAATTTTAAGGACATTTTGATCAAATGTAGATCTTTTTGTAGAGATACCTTGGATCTCTTTAATAGAGTCAACTAAACTAGAGGATAAACCCAGGATATCAGAATCGAGTTCTTTTTGCTTTTCCTTTGCTTTGTTTATTGCCTCTTGTTTTTTAAGAAGTTCTTCCGCTCTATTTAATTCTTGTTCGCTTGCTGCCATAAAGACATTTTGTTATAAATATTAAAAAGAGCAACTATTTATAGCTGCTCTTCCCTTTATAATCTTTAGATGCATTTTTAAATTGTTGAACATTTACTTTACCATCTGCATCTATTAATGAAGTTTTGCCAGGTTCTTGTTGATTTTTATATGCCGCTTCTTCTTTTTCATAAAACATTTTTATTTCATTAAAAGTAAATTTACGCAGCCATAAAGGCATATTATATATAGTATTGTAATCGTATCCACCCTTACCATGAAATAAAATTTCATGAATTTGTTTAAATACATTTACTCTAATTTGTGGTGCTAAATCAGGCGTCAGGCCAAAAAAAGTTAAGCCCAATGGGCACTCTTACCTCCTCTCCTGAATCTAGAATTACATTAAGATCTACATCTGGTTGTGTGTCTCTAATATGTTCTCTTAGTGCTCTAGAATCGCGAGCTAATAAATAGCCATCTACAAATTCTCTAATTGATTTTTTTTCTGTATCCCCATCAACTGAAAGGATGATATGTTTTAGTCTTGTGGAAAGTTCAGGTGAAGAATTTTTATTAATCTTTTTTAAACCTGCTAATTCTCTTTCTATTGCTTTTTCATCTTTACCTGTTAAAAGTTTATAAGTAACAACAGTATTACTACTTGGTAAAGTAAAAGTAAATTCATTTACTCCTTTCATGAAAGAAGACTCATCAACATCTTTATTTTCAAGTTCTGTAAGATCAATTACTTCATCATTTCCTTTGATATTAACTTCATAGTTACCTCCATACCCCAAAATACGAGTAGCAATTAAAAGTGCATTTTTATCACCTATAACTAAATCATCAATATTAATTTTAGATACTACTACTGATTCTAGTAGTTTATCTAATACAATACCTTTTTGGATGTAAGCTTGGTTGGTTAAAATATCCTCTTCTTTAGCAGTCATGTATTTAATTTCTACTTTACCACTAGATAGAGGGTTATCTTCGGGATATACTAATCCTTTAGAAGGGATTTCAATTTCTTCAGTTGGGAATTTAAATTCGGCCATAATCTTTATTTAATTAAAACGTTTTATTCGTTGATAAATATCAATATAAAAAAAAGCTTGACCGAAGCCAAGCAATTTTTTGAGGTATGAGGGTTGGGTAAATTTTTAGAAATTCAATACACAGTAATCTGGTTGAACTGTCATTGTAAGTTCTTGAGCAGCGTTTTCAGTATCCCAATTGAAATCTCCAAATGAAGCTTCTGTAATCATTGCTCCTTTGATAATCCATTCTGATACAATATCACCTACAGGTCCTAATACGTTTATAGTTAAGTCTTTTTTATAGAAATCACTATACCCATCACGACCAGTTACTGATTCGTGGTGTAAACGTACCCATTCCATTACTGCTTGAGCACCAGAAGGAGTAATAGGATCGAATAATGTAAATTCAATTGTGTTCCAAGTAGTTTTCCCTTTAACAAAACGTTGTACGTTAATGTGGTTTAAAGGTACTGAACCTTGGCTTACAGATACGGCTCCTACACCTTTCATGATGTAAGATGGGAATCCATCAACGTAAAGAATAAATCTATTCTTTTGTTTTGGCTCAAATGCCGTGTAAAATATTTCGTTAGGATCTAATACTGCCATTTTATGTTTTTATTTTATTATAAATATTCTATTCTTTTGTTTTTATTCAGGAAATACTGCTCCTGTTGGTAATACGTTAAAATCTAGCATAATAAATTCTGCCGTTCTAGTTGGTTGTAAATAAATCTGTCCTACTAGTTGATTTCTATCAATTACATCTGGAGTATTATTAGTATCATCCATTACTACTTTAAAAGCATATAATCCTTGTCTTTGTTGTACTGATTCTAAGTATGGGTTCACTTGTGCTAAGAATGAATTTCTTGTAGCAATTGTGTTTTGTTCAAATACTAAATTATCAGATATCTGTGATATGTAGCTTTTTAAAGCAATTAATAATCTACGTACATTTACACGGTCTAATGCGCTAGCTCGTTTCTGTAGTGTCTTCTGTCCAAATACTACAACTCCACTTCCTGGGAATGTAGCAATTGGGTTGATATTAGCTTCATATAAAGAATCTCTATTTGAAGTTGTTAATTTTCTTTCTGCTTTAGTTACATTTCCAAGAGCTCCTCTTGTTAATCCTGCAGGTGCGAACCATGCGTCACTTGAAGCATCTGTAAATGCATATACCCCAGGTATCATAGTTGAAGCTGGTACCCAAACAACTTGTCCTGTATTAGGATCAATTGTTTGTAACCATGGCCAATAAGTAGCAGCATATGAACTATCAAATGCTGAAGCATTTTCAACCATTGTAGATATGTTTGTTCCATACCCATCTAAGTCAACTACTGCAATACAGT